AGTTTGTCTTGACTTGAAGTTATCCAGTTACGCGCTGCGGCTTTCCAATCCTTCATCTTATTCTTTCCTACCATCCATCCCTTACTTTCGTAGAAGTTAAAGAACTTTTGACCTTCAGCGGGTAAAACTGTCGCGCTAAAATACTCATTCACCTCCTTCAAAGTTGGTTTCTTAAACTGTTTAGAACCATTCTTGATATACCACTCCATCGACCATTTACCGTTATTCACTTCAAAGATTGCTTTCATTTGCCCCGCTTGTTGATCAAGCATTACGTCCGCATCATCCGCTTCGCCGTGACCGTCAATGATTAACTGTGCGATGAATAAGTATGTCAGTCGGAATTGCGCGGGTATCACTTGCGCTTTTAGATACATCATTGCTTGGTTTGTCATCTAGTATAGATTTGAATTGTTCGTATTGTTCTCTGAATGTCTTATCGGTTTGATACCATCCGTCAAATACTTTTATGGCATTTAAAACTGTTGCGTGGTCTTTACCGAATACTTTACCGGCACGAGAATTAGACCATGCCAACTCTCTCACAGTGTAAACGTACACAAACATACGGGCGTTTACAACTTCGCGTTTGCGTAGCTTGGAAAACATTTCCATTTCAAGACACCCAAAAGTATTTGCCGCTTGTCTGCATATCCGATACACGGGACTATCCCCTAATATCTTGTTGAACTTTTCACGCTCAGTTGCAAAATTAGTGACTTTGTTTAGAAGAACAGAGGCCAATTCCCTCTGTTCTTTTGGTATCAAATTCATTAACTCAATCAGTGCTGCCATTGTCAACCTCCTTTATTGATTCATTCAAAATAGATAGCACCTCTTTAGCTGACTTTCCAGACGCCTCCATAATTCGAAGTAGGTAGGCTATTTTTCCCCCCATCATTGTAATGGGCTCGTGCTTCAGTTTGTCACCCGTTGGGCGGGACACGTTCAATGCTTTGCAAAAGTCATTCTGTGTCTTAAATGAACTGTTTATTAAGTCAGTCCACGGAGTTCGTTTTCTTTTCATTTGATTATGGTGTTAGGTCAGAATGGGAGGTCGTCCTCGATTGGTTGTTGTGATTGAGTTTGTTCAGATTGTGGAATAACTGCCACGCGATTCTGTGCCGCCATAGCCGCTTGAAGCCTTCCGTATTCGGGCGTAGCTGCCATTTGATTCTGTAAGAACTCAGGTAGTGAGTTGTAAATATCCCAATCGAAAGCGTCATAACTCAAAATCTTATTCGGGTTGATTTGATCGGGACAAGTCATTGACTTCATCACTGGTGCAACACTCGAGATATTCGAATACGTTTTGCCTTCTTTCTCAGTGTGAACAATGGTCAGCGTGCAAGGCGCACCGAGCAAGTTAGACACATCAAATCTCTTTGCTTCATCTTCGCTAAATGCTTTACCTCTCCATTGCTCTAAGAACTTTCTTAGCCCTGCTTTCTCGTGCATTGACAAAGTGAATGTTTTAGATATTGACATTGGTTGTTCACCGTTTTCGGGTTTGAATACGCGAAGTTCATTTGGTAGTTCAAAGGTCAAGCGAACTTTTTTCGAGTTCTTAGATTGTCCCTCCCATGTTTCTGAAACCGTACCGATTTCAATCATTGAGTAGCATCGTGCTACTTGTAGACCGCTAGGGATCAATTCTCTTTCGAAGTTTCCCCCGCCGTTGTTTTCTGCGATAATTGGCATTTTGTTTTACTTTTTTTGGTTATTATTTATGATTCAAATTGTTTCCACATTTGGTCGTAGGCTATTACACCCAGTCCCGTTCTTAGCTTTTTAACCGCTGCATCATTCAAGTTGATGCCCTCGAAGATTGCAACCTTCATAGTTGCACATGGCTCACTTAACTTTTCAATCCGTTGCTCTTTGGTCAGTTTAATTGACCACGTTTGATTGAACGCATCAAATGCGTGTTGAGCAGTGAACCAATTATGCAGGCTCAATAAGCCGTACCATTCGGCGCGGGTTCTCATTTGCGTAGCCCCGCTTTAATTTGATTATCAAGCAATAGAATAGAATCCGATGCAAGAAAGTCATCTACATTTTTTATCCATTCTTCAAATAGTTGATCGTAACCGTCGCAATCGTAGTCTTGCGGACAACTGAACTCAATGATTGATTGAGTGTGTCCTCCTAAATCTACAAGCTGAACTCGGCAAGTAGTAGGGTATTGACCAAATATAAGTGATGTGTCGCATAAGTAGCTAGCCCCGTTAAAAGGATTCATTACTGATTGCTTTTCATTAGTCGCGTCCAATACTCTTTGAGCAAGTTGGATGAAATGTTGAAATGGTGTTTTCATTGTGTATCTTTGTTTGTTATTGATACGGCAAATGTAAAGTAAGTTTTCTATTTATTCCAAATTTATTTTACATCAAAACCTAATTTATACTCAATCTAAATAGTGGATGATTAAAAGAACCGTGAAATATAAAAGGGTGCGTAAAGGCTCTACTTCATTACGGGACAAGTACATCAAGGACATCACAATCTTTTTACTATCAAAGCAAATACCGTCAGTATGCGAGTATAAATTCCACCCTACACGGAAATGGAAATTTGATTTAGCAATACCATCGTTAAATATAGCAATTGAATACGAGGGTATCAACTCTGAAAAAAGTAGGCATACCACCATAACGGGTTACACTGGTGACTGCGAAAAATACAACGCAGCGGTTACAAACGGATGGAGGGTGTTAAGATATACCGCGATGAATATCAAAAACTCAATAATTGATTTGGAAAGATTGATTGAGAAACCAAACTGAAATATCATCATCAGTATCTAAACACTACGAGTATTGGCTCGGATGTGCTATTAAGATAACGCGAACACGTGAAGAGGCAACCGAGTTACTCCACGAGGTGATTGTGTCACTATACGATTCTGAATCATTTGCGCGGGTCTGCAATAAGTCTGATGCCAAACCTTATGTGTGTGCTGCCCTATCAATGCAATACTATTCAAAAGATTCAAGATACTACCGAAAACTAAAAGACTTCAGCGCAAGAACGGTTGAGATAACCAACACCAACTACCATCAGGAAGATTGGCTCGGGGCTAGGGTTGACAACGAACAAGCCGCAATACTTGTTAGTAGGTTGCCCGACTTCGAACGTGACTTATTCATGCTATACATTCAACCCGACTTCAAACTAAAGAAGGTAAGCGAAGAAACGGGAATCCCAGAAAAGTATTTGAAACGAGTTATTCAATTCAGTAAAGAAAAAATAAGAAATCATGTGGTTTGTAAATAGTCAATTGAAACAACAACGCCTGGAGATTTGCAAAGGATGCGAACACTATTCGAGTGTTGGCACTTGTGGTACTCCCGTAATTGGTAACGAAGTAATTGTAAACGGTGAAGTGTTACACACCTGCGGGTGCATAATGACCGTTAAAACATCATTAGCCTCCGAACATTGTCCTTTGGGTAAATGGTCAAGTGAAAGGTTGTTAAAGGTTGACGGCTGTGCTCTAAAAGACTTTGTATTGAGTTTGGATGAATACCATGTAACGAATGAGCAACTTCAAAAGCTATTTGCATACAAGTCGCAGATAAGCGGACGTGCTGAACAAGTCACCACTTGCCCTAGTTGCGTGAAAGATTTGATTGAAAATTTGAAAAAACAAGTGAGAAATTTGGAATGTTGAGAAAGTTGTCTATATATTTGCCTCACATAAACGCTTAGTCCTTGTTTGTCCGGAACCGAACAAGGGTTAAGCAATCAGAAGTGAAAGCTTTTGACCTTAGCCCCTCAAGTTCCGGTGAGGGGCTTTTTTTTTGACTTATTTCGGGCGGGAGTATATACGTTGGCGAATAAGTTGTAAGGCTACCAAGAGGTACGGATCAGCCAAACTGCGGTGTAAGGGAATGAGCAGTATATCCGTAGGCAGTTGCACACTGTCTTTAAGTAGATTCCAAGTGTTAGGACGTGCAAGTTCACTAACATATCCGAAGGGCGACGAATGGCTCCATAAAGCAAAACGTTAAGCCAAAAGGTTCACGACAACTTTACTTCATTTTGAAGTGATGTAAGGTTATTCGTGTTATCCTTTAAGCTCAGAATCCACCAAAAGCAATTAACAAATAGATAGTAATAATCAAATGAAAAAGAAAAAAAGAACTTATACAGAAGATGAATTAAAAAAAGCTATTGAGTTTGGCATCAATGGAGGTTATCATGACGGGTATATACATCCTTTATACATTGATAAATTCATCAAATCACTGGATAAAAAATGATTGAACTATATAACGAAGATTGTCTGCAGGTTATGAAACGATACCCCGACAATCATTTTGAACTTGCGATTGTTGATCCGCCTTATGGTTACGGCGATAAAAAAACAAATATTTTGAATTTTAGACAAAAAAAACAGCATAGGGAATGGAATGTTACACCTTCCGATGATTATTTCAAAGAGCTTTTTAGAATAAGTAAAAATCAAATTATTTGGGGGGGTAATTATTTCCCGTTTATTTGGAATTATGGGGGAAGATGTTTTGTTTATTGGCATAAAGGAAACCCTGTTGACAATTTTGCAGACGGCGAATTAGCGTGGACTTCTTTTGATAGAAATGCCCAACAATTCAATTACCGATATTACGGAAACCTAGAAGGCAAAACATCAACATCTAGAAAAATCCACCCGACCCAAAAGCCTGTCGCCCTCTATAAGTGGCTTCTAACCAACTATGCCAAGCAAGGGGATAAGATACTTGACACGCACGGAGGCTCGATGTCTATTGCCTTAGCTTGTCACGACTTAGGTTTTGATTTGGTTCTTTCTGAACTTGACAAAGAGTATTTTGAAAATGGAAAGAAAAGACTTGATAACCACAGAGCGCAAGGAAGTTTATTTGAACCGACTGAATTAGTGCAACAAAGTATTGTTGAATAAACAAAAAAGCCCTATCAATTCGATGGGGCTTTTTTTTGATGAATAAATAGACTGGTACCCATTTACAATCTCGTGCGAGTCAAACTGATGTGCTTTCAGAAGATTGGGTTATTATTGACTAACACCGTTTGATAAGTAAGGTTAGAAATCCCGACAAGGATAAGCCCCCGCGTAATTGTGGGGGCTTATTATTTAGAATGATTCTATATTGGTTAATGGTGTGGTAATTGGTAAAATTTAGTTTACTTTTGGGGTATAATCAAAAACGTAAAATAATGGCATTGACATCTAACAGAAGTGCAAACACTAAAGAATTATTCCGTCATTCATTTGACTTAATGATGCTTCTTAAATCAAAAGCAATAACAGTCGAAGAGGCTAAAGCGCAAGCTAATCTACTGAAGCAATCAAATAACATTTTACGCTATGAGCTTGACAGAGCAATAGCTGAGAAGAAATTTGAGAATATTGATATTAGACCTATTGAAGAATGAACAACAGCGTTCAAATAATTAACGCTCTTTCTAATGCAATAGGTATTGGGCTTTCTGATGAAAATGAATCTATTATCAAATCAATTATAGAGAAAGAAAAACAAAATGTAAAATGCCCTTTTGATTTTGATAATGATCTTTTGTTTTCTTATTCAGAAAAAGATTACAGCAAAATGAATGTTGTAATCAATAGAATATCGGAGAAATTAGATATAGATTATTTGTGTCTAAATGGAAAAACTGACGAAAACACACTTTATTTATATCAACTTCAATTGTATTACATTTTGCGCGATGATGGTTTTGATTCTTTTAAGAATATGGTTCTGAGGCAAAGATATTTTTTACACTCCACCTTAATTGATCCAATAAAAAAAACTTCAATAGCTATATTTGATGAATGGTATAGATATGTTTATTGGGAAGAATTGCAAAAAATTGACATTAGCGCCATACCTATTCAAAAAGTAGATCCTGAGATTGCTGCTTATGCTGAAAATTACATAAATAGCAAATATGGAAACAAAAATAAATCATAATCTAACAAAAAAGCCCTATCAATTCGACGGGGCTTTTTTTTGATGAATAAATAGATTGGACCCCATTTACAATCTCGTTATCCGAAAAGGCATAACCCGAAACAAAGTGAATGCACCTACAATGATTAGGGCAATAATAACCCACCAGGTGAATGATGTTGTGCTTTTGGGTTTCTCAGTTTCGATCCTTTCGCTATTATCTTTGTGAATACTCACTAAGTCAACCGCGCTCGACCTTTCTATATACGTTTCTTTCGTCTTTTGAATGGGTATAATTCGCTTCTTTACTTTCGCTTTGGTACTTATCGTTTGCGTTACCGTATCGACGCTTAATTTCACCTCTAATTCGTCCGTATCAATTACAATCTTGCTGGTGTCGATTAGATCAATAATGTAATCGGTCACGTTTATGTCAATCGGTTGAAGCGTAACGGTTGTATCAATGGTTTCTTTGACTGTGATAACCTCACTAGATTCTGTTTCAACCTTGTCTTTTGAATAAGTGTTATTGGTTTGCTGCATCTTTTTGATTTTGCCGCAGCTAGATAGCGCAATGAGCGCAATGATGAATAGTAGATTTTTCATTTTGTTATTTGATTGATGAATATTCTTTTTTTGCATCGAAACAAGGACAAGCCTTCGCCACATTTGGAAAGTCTTTGTGACCTTGCACTATTGCATTTGGAAACATTTTCTTATATGTACGGATAAGTTTCAATAAGGTTTCCTTTTGTGCCGGTGTTCTATTGTCAATAGGCTTGCCGAACTTATCCACCCCGCCAATATAGCATAGGTTAATGATTGAAGCGTTGTGACCTTTTACGCCGTTAGATGGATAAGCGATTGATAATAGTTGGTTGTCCTTTCCGTTTGCATCAACTATGTGATGGTAACCTACTTGTTTCCATCCTAGTTTTTCTTTCCAATATCTTTTTATTGCGTCAACTGTGGCATCTTGTCCCGTTGCCGTGCAATGAATAACTATGTGAGTGATGTTTCTCATTGACCAAAGATATAAATTATTTTGAATGATTCTAAATTAGACATATTTGTAAAGTTTAGTTGTAAATAGATTATCTTTGTTTCATAATCAAAAAACAAAATAACAATGAGCAAAGAAACAAGTATTGAATATTTGGTTAAAAAAGTAATGTGTTGGGAAAAAGACCATGAGCATTGGATAGAGATGCCAACAAGGGAATTTTTAGAATACGCTAAACAGGCTTTTGAGATGCACAAAAAAGAATGTGAAGAATCTTATATAGAGGGCGCAGCGGGAGGAATTACCAACACCTTTGAAGGGTATTATGAAAACGCCTATAAAGATTTCATGAAAAAATACAAATAACATTATAAATAAAATCATTAGTCTGTTTCCCACACTCAAGACTTTTTTCTAAACTAAAGGGATAAATTAAGCCACTCAATACCGATTATGATATTATCCATTGAACCAATGAAAGCAATAAGAAAAACACGACCCAACACTTTGACGAACACCATTCGAATTAGAGTGACCAAAGAACAACACGAAGCTTTGATGAACTTAGCACACGATAGGCATCTTACGTTTAGTGATTATGCTCGAAAGATGCTATTGAATAACATTGAAAAGACCCACGCATAAGGATACCAGGCTCTGCGGAGGCGCAACCTGGATTGGGTGGCTTTGTTTTTTTTACTCGTGTGTGAATTGTCCCTTTTCGTCGAATGACTTAAGACGTTTTAATATCCAAACGGGCAACAAATCGGGTTTAATTGCACCGATATTCTCAACGATACTAATTGCTTCGCGGACAAGTAGAGCAGCATAGCAAAGTTCTTCAACCCACATAAATATTGACTTAGTGACATCGTTGGTGCTGAAGTTTGTGAGGTTGTGAATAACCACTAAAAAGATTGCGTACAATACGCTTTTAATTACTAGGCCACCAAACCTAGCGCTTGACAATTTCCCATACTTAAACGCTTTCCAAACACCTAGAATAGTGTCTATTATTATCATTATGACTAGATAAACTAGGAAAGACCAGTCGTTGAATATATAAGTGTTGAACAGTCCCGCAATAGCCGACCAAGTGAACGCCAATAAGAACGGTAATTTAAGTTTGAATAGCTCTAAATATGGCATAAATATACCTAGTGAATTGTCTTTCATTTCTTATCATTTGATTTTTGGGCAATGTACGCCTTTAATTTCTCGTGATAAACTTTTTTTAACTCTTTATTTGTTTTGGTCTTTTTAACCATATCAATTAAGTATTTTATTGCACCATGTTGGACACCATTCACCATATACACCGCGTAGTTGAGGGTTGCTCATTGCGGTGTTGCCGCTACTAAACACCATTGAGTTCTCGTTATAGTTGTCCTTTTTAGGTGACATATCGGGAAACTGATTAGAATTGTATTCAGGGAACAATGAACTATTCGCGCAAAGATAATTGATTAACCTTTGGGTGTAGTGCTGTGCGTTGTTACGTGCATCGCTCACCATTTTATTGAATAGCTGCATATCCACTACTTGCGTATCGTCTGAAGTACGGATAACCACTGAACCATTCACAAACTTGGTGTAAATGTTCGGCATTATTTCAACGACCGTGTACCACATAAGCATCGGTTGCACGTAGCTTTCGAGTAAGGTGGTGTAGTTTCCTGTTGTTCCCGCACCTGCAACGTCTGTGTAGAGTTTTTGGATTAGGTCTGTGCCTAAATAAGATTCAAGCCATTTATCTTGAGCCAACTTTGTAGCGGGGTAAATTAGATTGTCTTCAATCGCATCATTAAACGCGGTGTACTTTCTAAGATATTCGGGTGTGATTAGTAATACTTGAGCCATTGTGTTATGCGTATTTAAGTGAACCGCGTGTTGGTGTGTTTATTGGTGCGACAGATTCAAATCCTTTCTTTTTTACGAATGGAACGTTGCCCACTCGTTTATCATTTTTCAATCCGTCATTTGGTAAAAACTTTCCTTTCTCTCTTTTGCGGAAGTAGATTTGTCGTTTCCAAAAGTGGTGACAGTAAACGCCGCCTTTCCAAAGAAAAATATCATAAGTTGACTGTCCTTCTGGTGCAAAGTTTCCGTTCACTCCATCATCTCCCATAGCTTGAATGTCCTCATACCGGAATACTAGACCTTGATCGCGTATGCCGTCCATAATCAAACAGAATGGGCGTGTTTTATCTGTGCTATCTCCCGCCCATTGGTAACGGATTTTGTAAAGCCCTCTATCTTCGTCGCTTTTCTTTTCGCCTTGTGCGTATGAATCCTCTCCCGCTAATTGAGCCTCTTTCCATTTAGAAACTGCTAATTCTTCATCCTCTCTCGTGTCGTGCGCGGGTTGTTCGTCAACCAACTCCCATTCTTCGCCGTCTATCTCTTCGCCTACATTCTGAAAATGTGAAACGAATTTAGCCTCTAGGTCAGCAGTTAGTTTGTCCCCTTCGTGACTACAACAAATCTTTTTTTTTTCCGCGATTAGAACAGCGTTGTCGTCAACACCCAACGGACTATCTTCAATGAATGAAATGTTCGCGTCAATACCTTCGTTCTGCAAAAGGCCTTTAAGGTCACGAGTAATAAGTTTTCGCATTGGAGCGATAACCTTATTCATCATAATCTCAAGACCTTGTTTCATTTCGTCCGTGTTCGAACCTAGACCGCTGCCGTCTCTGATACCAAAGATTAGCGGCGTAGTGACGCGGTGTGAAACAAATATTTTCTTATCGCTTTCTTCAGAAAGGAATTGATATTGCTTGTCAGCGTCATTGATTGGAAAAGATTCAAATGATGCGGCTTCTGCAGTTGAGTCATTAAACAACATGATGAACTTACCCGCATTCTTTGCCCCGCTAATTGATCGCTCAATATCGCGTTTCATTGTTTGCGCCTTTTCCGCGTCGGGTTGCCCATTGTTGAACTGAATGATGAATGATGGAAATAGACCGTTTTGAATATTGTTCAAATGGTACACGGCTATCTGTCGAGCCATTTCGATATAGTGAAGCCCTCCGATGTAGTCGGGTTTTGGATAGTAAGTGGAACCCGCAGTTGGTAGTTGTGTAAATATTACACCCCTTGCACATTCTGCATTATCCTTTATGTCATCCCACAAATGAATGAACACGGGTTTGTTTCGTTTCTTGTTTGGGTTCTCCCAGTCCCTAGAATACCACGCGCCCGTCACCTTTCCACTTTCTTCG